CTTGAAATACACCCCAAAGAGGTATCAATGATAGTACATTCGGTACGTGTAAAACTCGCCAATTCTAAGCTACATGACATACTAGAAACCCGCCGAGAATACCGTGAAAAAGGTAGGGTATAATGGGCGTAAATAGTGCATATTTGGATAGTGTTGTAAGTAAAACAATGGCTAATAACCACTCTTCGAGCAATAATTGTGTTCAATATGCCAACAGGTTAAGCACTCCCCTCCCCCGGTCAAAAAACCACTCCCCCAACCGAGAGAGGGTGGTACATAGGGGAGTAGGGGAGTGTAGCGGTTAGTAATAATCATTAGGTAATTATTATGAAAAAAAATATTAGAATTATCAGCGATAAAATACGAATTGCCGGGCCAAAAGTTGACGGCGGTTTTACAGTATCACTCGACGTTGGGCAGCATGGTCAATTGGATGTGGCAAAGCTACTTGCTATACCCCAGAATGCCACATGTGAGTGGGTATTGAGAGAGATAAAAGATGGCAAAAAAACCAATCCAGAAGACGAAGAATAAAGCTAAGTCACAGACCTCTAAAACCGCTGTTAAAAAACAAGAGGTCATTGAAGCTGAGGTAATTAAGCTTACGCCAAAACAAGAAAAATTCTGTGAGTTATTTGCTAGTGATCGTGAGTTCTTTGGCAACGGTACGCAGTCTTATATTGAGGCGTATGCAATTAACATGAATCGCCCAGGCGCATACAATGTAGCTCAGGCAGCAGCTAGTCGCTTACTCGCTAATTTAAATGTATTGAAACGTATTGACGAGTTGATGGAGGTGCAACTTAGCAATGTGCATGTTGATAAACAACTAGGTTTTTGGATTACTCAGAAAGCTTCGCCACAAGCATCGGTCGCAGCAATCAAAGAGTACAACCAACTCAAAGGCAGAATAGTTAAAAAGATTGAGGGTAAGTTTGAGGGCGATGTTAATATTGCTTTAGTCGAATTTGTGGGGGATGACGACGATGCCGAAGAAGACAATACAAATACTTAAAGTTTTTCGTGAACTATTCAATGAGCGTTGGCGCTATATTGTATTCTACGGCGGTCGGTCGTCTGGCAAGAGTCAGCAAATAGGTCGAGCATTATTAATTCGTGGGCGTGAGAAAAAGTTACGTATTCTGTGTACTCGTGAAGTTCAGAATACTATTAAAGACTCAGTGCATAAGTTGCTTAAAGACATCATTGAACAGTATGGGTTTGGCGACTACGAAGTACAAAACGACACTATAGTAAACAGAATTACTGGCACAGAGTTTATATTCAAAGGGCTACGACAAAATATTGCTGAAATAAAATCAACTGAGGGTATTGATATATGTTGGATTGAAGAAGCACAGAATACAACCAAAGCAAACCTTGATATTATTACGCCTACTATTCGTAAGCCCGGTAGTCAAATTATTGTATCATTCAACCGTTATAACGAGCTTGACCCTATATATGTGAAGTTTGTACAAAACCCACCTAGTAACTCGTATGTGCGTAAGGTTAATTTTGATCATCTAGAGCGTGCTGGTTTGCTGCCCGACGTTATTAAACAAGAGATGGAGGATGATAAAGCTACCCCATCTCTATACGCTCACAAGTGGCTTGGTGAGCCTATAAGTCAATCTGAGATGGGTATATTGAGCCGTGATATGGTATTAGAGGCTATGAATCGTGAAACTGATGGTGACGGCCAAGATATTTATGCTGTAGATGTTGCTCGTATGGGTGGTGATCGTACCGTATTTTGGCATCGAAAAGGTTTAAAAACTATTAAAAATGCCGTTCATACTAAACTTCGCACTACTCAAGTATGTGATCAGCTTGAGCAATTCATGGGGTTTAACAAAGAGGCAGAGGTTAAGATTGATGATACCGGCGTTGGTGGAGGCGTTACTGATGAGATGATGAAGCGTGGCTATAAGGTAAAAGCAATTAACTTTGGTGGTGTAGCACAAGATAAAGACAAGTATCCTAACTGGATCAGCGAAGCCTGGTTTCATATGCTCGATATACTACCAGAAGCTGATTTGCCATATATTTCTGACTTACTGATGGAGTTGACGACTCGCCAATGGAATCAGGATACGAAAGGTAAACGCCGGGTAGAGAGTAAGATTGATTATAAAAAGCGTGGCTTTAGAAGTCCTGATATGGCGGATGCCTGTATTATTTGCTACGGTGAAGCTGTTGAGCCAAGCATTTTAGATTTCTATAGAGATAAGGGGCAACCAGTTGAAGCCGAATAGATGGACTAATACAGTTTCAGAGTATAATAAATGTAGAAGCATCGCTGACTATTACTATTACATAGCCACTCAAAAAGGAACTTATAAATGAGCCGAATTCAAAATATTATAGAAAAGTACGCATTTCAACCATTCTCGGAGTATCTTGTCAAAAGATCAGAAGAGGGCAGTCTTAATAAAGCAGCAACGGCTATAGGTGCGAAGCGCTACGATGTTAACCTAGGTGATCTAAATAGCTCAAATAGAGTAAAGCCAAACGCAGCAGTACCATTTAAGGTATTGCGCAGATTTTCTGTTGGTTATGATGTAGCCCGGTCATGTATCAATGTCCGTAAGCGACAGATTGCACAAATGGATTGGAAGATTGTACCAATTGAAGACGATACCAAAAAAAATAACACTGACCGCGCGCTTGAAGTAACTAATATATTAAAAAGAGTTGGTGGATATAACCTATCATTTCGCAACCTAACAGATATGATCATTGAAGATCTTATGGTATTGGATGCAGTAGCTCTTGAGAAGCGCAAGAATCTCGGTGGTGGCATGTACGGTCTATTGCCAATTGATGCAGCCACAATCAAAATACGTACTGATAGCTCTGGTCGTACTCCTGAACCACCAGAAGTTGCCTACCAGCAAGTAATCCGAGGTAATATATCAGCTGAGTTTACTGCTGACGAGATGTACTACGGCATGCTTAATCCAAGAACTAGCACACCATATGGACTAGCTCCACTTGAAACGCTTGTAATGACGGTTAATAGTGCGCTCAAATCATCCCTGCTCAACTTAGAATATATGACCGAGGGTAACGTACCAGAAGGCTTTTATACTGTACCGAAAGAGTGGACTGCTACTCAGATTCGTGAATTCCAAGAAATATTTGACTCTGCCATTGCCGGTGACGGTAGTGCTAACTCACGTATCCGCTTTATGCCAGAAGGTACGTACACTCCAACTCACAAGGTTGATGACATGCGCTACAAGGAGTTCTCTGAATGGCTTATGAAAATCACCTGTTCTGTATTTGACGTTCAACCTATTGAGATTGGCTTCGAGCCACAAAGTGGACTCGGTGGTGCTGGGTTCTCTGATGGTCAGGACATCATTACAAATCGTAAAGCAATATTGCCACTCGCTAACTTCATGAAGGACATATGGGATCGTGTTATCCAAGAAGAGCTTGGTTATAGCGACTTAGAGTTTCGTTTTGAAGGACTTGAATACAAAGATCCTAAGAACGAGGCTGAAGTTAATGAGATACTTATCCGCTCAGGTCAGGTTACTGTTGATGAGATTCGTGGTCAGCAACAAAAAGACCCACTCGGTGTAGATAAACCATTTGTGCTTGGTACACCTACATTCATTGATGAAGAGAGTATGGCTGCTAAAGCTCAGGTTGCCGAGGACTTCAAGCAACGTATGGTCGCTGGTGCAAAGGAAGATCCAGCCGAGGAAGCTGATACTAAAGAAGAAGACAAGGCAGAAGAAGATGTGAAAGCGCCTAGCAATAAGGCTGTACTCGCTGAGATTACTAAGTTTAGAATGGCTGCAATCAACCGTATGAAAGCAAAAAAATCATTCCGCAAGTTCAATAGCGACATACTACCAAGACATTTAGTTGATGAGCTTAATAGTAAGCTTACTAAGGCTAAGGATGTAGACGACATTCGTGGCATATTCGAGACTGAGATAACTAATTATCGTACTAATTTTATTACAGAGGTCAAAAAGTTTGAACGGATGCTTGAAAGGGTTGAATAATTATGTCAATCAAAAAGCTCACAAAGGCTTTTATAAGCAAGTCAGACAGAGTCAATGATCCACTCGAGCAACTGAGCGAGACTGATCAGTACGACGCATTCATGCTATCCTTGGCATCTGGTATATACAAACAAGCACTATGGTTCTCTAAAAAACTACCCGAGCTTGACTTTATACCTGACGATCTAAACCCTTTGACCGTTGAGTCAGAGCAAGCGCTTCAGCGTTGGTTAGAGAATAACATGCCAAAACTATCTACTTATGTCAACGAGACAAAGGTATTCAAGTATTATAAGTTTGCATTTGAGTGGGGTGTAGATAGTCTATATAGCCGTTGGGCTACTCAAAGCGCTAAGTTCAAATCAGTATTGTTTACTAAGGCAGACATTGCTACTGATTTTGTGCTAACAGATAAGTTCTACATTGGATCACTAAAGAATCAGGCCAATTATTTACTTAATAAGTCAAGCCTAGATGAGACTACACGCGCGCGCATGATCTCTATTGTACGTGACGGCAAGCTCAATAGTTTAACTGTTGACGAAATATCTACTGTAATCGCTGATAACTTCGAGGATATATCAGCTACCCGGGCATTTACTATCGCGCGCACAGAGACGTGTCAGGCGATGAGTAGCGGCCAAATGGCTGCTATGCGCGAGTCCGGCGTTAAAACGAAGCAATGGGTGGTCGCTGGCGCTCACGTATGCGCTATTTGTGACGGTAATGCTTCTCAGGGTATGATAGAGATAGGTAACGTATTTGACTCAGGTGACGACGCTCCGCCGGGGCATCCAAACTGCGAGTGTTACATTGAAGCTGGCGAGATTGATCTATCTACCATCAGCATATGGGATGGCGAGTAATGTGCAATAATAAGAGTAAGGAATAACAAAATGGACTACCCAGACGAACATGAGACCAAATTGCCAGAAGTTGCAAAGATGCGTACTGCTATGAAGCCATACATCGAGCAACTCGCAAAGCAAATAACCAGTGCAGTTCCGGCTGAAGATATTGCAAAGATCGCAAAACAAATCAGCGTTTTGCAGTCTGAACTTGCTACTCACAAAGAACTCACAAAAGAAGATGTCCACAGCATTGTGGATAAGTCTGTGAATAAACTCGCAAATATTAAGAAATCAGAGCCGGTCAAGAAGAAATCATTGCAAGATGAGATTCTCAAGTTCCGACCACACGATCAAGATCCTAGCGAGAATGTTGGTTTCTATGGTTTTGTGCATCCAAGCGGTGCGTATTATATTGTGCGACACGACGTAAAAGAGGGCAAGCAGCGCTATTATGTGGGTAGGGGTGATTACGAGGCTGCATGGGGCAAGCGTGAGCGCCTTAAAGGGTATGGATTACTAAGCGATCAGTGGGGTGAATAGTGAAAGGCTTTGAGTTTGATCCACTAAGTCTATATGGTCTGAAGCCAAAAGATGATATGCCGGTTGCAATGGTGCAAAACACATACAACCGCAATCTTTTTTATACAAAGGCAGAAGTTGATGCAAAAGTTGCTGCCGCTGGCGAAGGTGCGATCTACGAACAGACACCGGCCGGGATCGTCACCGCGAAGGGCGATCAGGTGCTCGGTACCGGCTCGCACACCGTCGCCCGCAAGGCCGCCCCCGCGAACGGCAAGATCCGCACCGCCGACTCCACGCAGTCCGACGGATGGCTCGACATCGACCTTCCCTGGCAAGTCTCGGTCGATCCGGTCCGGGTGCCCGCTTATTCCACGACGGGCGGAAGCATTGCCGCATGGGCGTCCTATTACCAGTTGGTGAACCTGAACGACGAGGTGGTCTACAACGTCCAACTCGGACCGGGCACTTGGAAGTTCAGCATCTGGCGGACGAGCTTCTCCAGCTACGGCATCCTGACCGTCACTCTCGATGGAACCACGATCGCCACCCTCGACAACTACTCGGGAGCTCCGATCAACCCTGGCCAATCGGTGACCTCTGGGATCTCGGTGGCTACGGCTGGCGTGTATCCACTCAAGCTCAAGACCACTGGCAAGAACGGCTCTAGTTCTGGCTACAACCAGCGACTCTGGTCGATGGACTTCACAAGGACGGCATGATGCCCAATATCTACACATCCAACACGGTCACCACCACCCCGGCTCCGACGGCCGAACAGACGAACGCCGTCTCGATCGCAACTCAGCTCGCGGCGCAGGTTGCCCCTGGCTCACCGGCACGGAACGCCGTCGCCAACAACACGACGTTCATCAACGGGGCGAAGCCGGGCACCGCCGCCGCGCAAGCCTCGGCAGCGTACGACCAGGCGAAGGCGCTGAGCCAGCAGAACAACGTGCTCATCCCGACGCTGATCCGTGCGCTCCGCGTGCTGCTCGACGCGTACGACGACGACAAGTAGCGCGACCTACTGACAGTTATCCGACGCTGGCGTGATCTCGGCCTAGCATGGGCAGATGAGCTTCACCGACGCGCAGATCGCCGAGGTTCGCACGTGGGTGCCGTGGACGCCGCCGAGCGACGCAGAGATCGACGACGCAGCCGACACGCTCGACGGGTCGGTGTACCAGGTCGCTCGCATGTTCCTCCGCAAGCGCCTGATGACCCTCGTCGCGTCACCCGCGACGATCTCGATCCCGGGCGACTTCAGCCAGTCGACCGGGGAGAACATGCGGATCATTCAGTCGATGATCGCCGAGCTCGACACGCTCATCGACCAGGAGCAGGCCGGGACCGACGGGCCGCTGTCGACCGGGTACCTCTGCCGCGACGACCCGTCGCGGCGGGCGACCGCACCGGGCGGCCCGTCTGTGGCGAACTGGCCGTTCAGGTGACGTGCCTGTTCCACCGCGGTACGAAGAGCTAGCCCGCCAGCTCGGCGACGTCTACCGCCAGGCCGAGGCCGAGATCAACGCGCAGCTACGCGTCGCGTTGCGTGAACCGAGCGCGGGCAACGCTCGGCGCCGGCTGCGGGCTCGTGACCCACGACCACTCGACCAAGTGAAAGCTGAAGCAGAAAAGCAAAAAGCTGCCCTACAAGCACAGAACGATGAGGTGATTGCCAAAGTTGATGAAGTAATCAACATCGTTAAAGACGAAGCCAAGAAAAAATAATAGCTCAAAGCATAAAACCTCTATAATTGTAGATAGAGAGGTATTTATTTATGCGTAAATTTAACTTGAACGTCCCAATCGTCAAAGTAGACGAAGAACAGCGTATGGTTTATGGCTATGCGACTATGGAAGAGATTGATTCACAAGGCGAAATTGTTGACTATGATGCCAGCAAGGCAGCTTTTAGTAACTGGATCGGTAATATTAGAGAGCAACACGACGACAAGAAAGCCGTCGGTAAGGCTATTGATATTCGTTTTGATGACGAGAATCGTGGCGTATGGCTTGGCTCTCGCATCTCTGAATCTGCAGATGGTGAAAATACGTGGACTAAGATTAAAGAGGGTGTACTCACTGGTTACTCAATCGGTGGCATGATTAACTCTATAAAAGATGAAGTTGTACAAGATGCTAAAGGCATGCCAACAACCATCACTCGCATTATGGACTACGTTCTTGGCGAGGTAAGCGTTGTAGATAGTCCATCGCTTGGTAAGTTTGCTGAGTTTGCAGTAGTAAAGAGCAAAGATGGATCTCTACACACTACAGACGTACTTGATTCAACCGAGAAAATGTTTGCAGCTCCTTGGTGGATGCAAAAATTCTCTGACAGAATTGGCAAAGCTCAAATTAGTTATAATAATAATAGTAAGGATAAAAATATGACTAAAGAAATGAAAAAATCTATATATGACGCTGACTGGTTGATGGACTTGGCTCTATCGCTTTATGCGTATATTCAAATGGAGCAATATGAAAGTGATAATGGAGTAGACTTGGCTGGGTTGCAAGATGCCCTAAACACTATCAAAGAGGCTTTAGTTCGAGAGTTGAACGAGCCAACCGAAGAGCTCACTGTTGCAGTTGAGATGGCAACCAAAATCGTAGATATTAAGAAAGGAGACAATATGTCTGAAGTGAAAAAAGAAGAAGTAAAAAAAGAAGAGGTTACAACTGAAGAAGAAGAAGTTGAAACCAAAACTGAAGCTACTGAAGAAGTAGCAACCGAAGAAGAAACCAAAACCGAGGAGTCTGAGGAAACTGCGACCGAAGATTCAGAAAAAGAAGAAGCAGAAGAAGTTGACGAAAGCGAAAAATCAACCAAGTCAACCGATTTAGAAAAAGCTACCGAGTCTGATATGAGTAAGCTCATTGACGTAGTAAGTGATTTGCGCAAGGAGGTAGCTAAAACTGCCGACCTACAAAAAAGCGTTGATGACTTAAAAAGTCAAGTTGAGGAATTCAAGAAGATGGCAGCTCCGGCCAAAGGTAAGGCTGAGTATGCAACGGTAGAAAAATCAGAGCCAACTGAGCGAGACCAAAAACTTGCAGAAATGGAAAAACAAGCCAAGGCTTACGCAGAAGATGCCAACCTTGGTACAGCAAACGAGCGTAGCGCTTTTGTAGAAAAATACATGGCTGCTAAGCGAAAAGCATAGTAATAATTTAGAAATATTTGAAAGGTAATAAAAAAAATGGAATCAACAGCAGAAAAAATCCTTAGTCAGGTAGATGACCAGTTGAATAAAGCAGCTGTAATCTCATCAACCTATACCATGGATCCGCCAGTACGATCTATTTTCGCTCCAGAGAATGTAGACGAAATGATCAAAATCCTTGTTCCTATGGCAGCTCCAGTTCGTGGTATTATCCCACGTTCAGCAGGACTCGGTCAGGCAGCAGGATGGAAGAAACTAACTAGCCGACTAGACCCACAAGCCGGTGGCACAGGCACACGCCTTGGCTTTGTAGATGCAGGTACACCAAGTGAAACTACTCAAACTTACGTATTCACTACTGCAGCTTACAAAAATATCGGTCGTGACGTATCTATCGGTCGTCAACAGATTGCTGCAAATCGTGGCGGTTCAGTAGAAGACGTACGTGCACATGAAGAAAAAGTAAAAATGATTGAAGTATTGCTTGGTGAAGAAGACATCATTCTAAATGGTGACTCTGCAACACAAACAACTGAATTTGATGGGTTCGCAAAGAGCTTTACCACAAACTCAGGATCTGCTTCACTTCTTACTGCTTCAGGTGTAGGTGTTTACTCACGTACCCTATTCAACGCAGGATCTGACGCTCCTACTCACCTAGTATGTAACGCACGTCAAGCTCAGGCTTTGGCAGACGACCTACAAGGTAGTGGATCAATTCAGCGTATCGTAGTAGATAATCAGGGCAATGGTATCGGTGGCGTTCGTATGAGCAAAATCGTTAACCCTGTAACTGGTAACCTAGTTGACGTTGTCACTAGTCGTTACGTAGGTGGATGGGCTTACTTACTAACTGTTACCTCACCATCAGGTGATAACTGGCTAGAGATGGAAGATCTAGAAGCAATGAGTGTGTACGATGTACCGAATGCCACTCACGCGATCACAAGTCGTGTCTATGAGACTACCGTTCTCAAGACTATTGGTGAAGTATACCAATACAAAATCGGTGGTCTAGCAACAAGCTAGTAGTAGCTTAAGCTCAGACCAGCTGCGCCCTCCCCCCGGGGGCGCAGAAGCCTAAGCTTAATTGGGGGAGGGTATAAAACTATGACAAACTATATTGCTACTACAGATCTAAGTGCATACGCTCCTGAGCTAGATACCTCTGCTTACAGTACTCAAACTCTATCTGGAATCATTGCGCGTGCTACTGAATATATAAATGCTTACTGTAACGTCAAAGGCTTTGAAGCTGCTGTTGAAACTAGTGAGCGCGACCGAGCGAGAATCAATACGAACGGTGAGCTTGTGATAGCTGTACGTCGACCCCAGATTCTAGCAGTAAGTGCTATTCGTTTGGTAAGTGGTACATATGGTATTAGCTTAGATCTCACAGTAAACGGTTCTACAATCTATGAATTGCCATACCCGGGATCAAAACTTTATTACCCTGATAGCTACTTAGATGGCAGCGGTACTCTTATTCAGGGCGCAGCCACTCGTCTTTTATCTCTACGTAATTCTCGTGTATTCTATGAGATTGATTATATTGGTGGGTATCAGAGTATACCTAACCCAATTAAAGAGGCTTGTACATTGCTCGTACGAGACATTATCTCTACACGTAACAACCAGGATGGTGTCGCTGGATTCTCGCAAGGTAGTTATAGCGTACAGTTTGGCAATGATAAGAGCGGCGAGAGTAAGCTCACCAAGATGGCAAAGACACTGCTAGAACCATATGTTCAAAGGTGGATCTAGCCATGATCTTTGATAAGACTGCTTTTGTCGCTCGGCTCAATAAGAACCAGTCTGATATAGACAAGGAGCAATACGTCACATTCTCAGGGTTTGGCGGTACATCAGCCATTAAAATCAATATTCAGCCCGCCTCGCCTGAGATTACTGCCCTAGCCGATGGGGTTGTCGGAAAAACTTATACAGCGTTTGTACGGGCTTCTGGTGTGTCTGAGGGCATGCGTTTGACAGTTTCAGGCACTGGTGAGCAATATATAGTACGCGCCCGGGCAACGTATAACTATGGAGTTGAACAGCATCAAGAGCTGACGTTGTTCAAAAGTGATAAAAATGTCCCTTAATTATAGTGTTGAGGTTAAGGGTTTTGATGCTCTGCTTAAGGATGTACGCAAAGCCGGGGCTAATGCAGACCCATTAATGCGTGGCGCTATTCAAAATGCTGTGAGTCGTATACAGTCGAGCGCGCGTAGCAAAGCACCCCATCGTACAGGCACACTACAGCGCTCAATTCTCACAGAGGTATTCTCAACTAATGGTCGAGTGTATGTAGGCGAGAAGTACGGTATCTATTTTGAGCTTGGTACTGGTATCTATGGCCCGGAGCGACGTATGATCACCCCTAAGAATGCCAAGGTTCTTGCCTGGTCTTCTGGTAGGGGTGGCAAAGGTAGCATGGTATTCGCTAAAAAGGTACGAGGTATACCAAAGCAACCATTTTTCAAGCCAGCAATTGAAGAGTCAAAGGGCTATATCGATGAGCAGTTCAAAGAAGTACGTAATATATTAGTAAAAGAATTAGCAGGGAGGTAATAGCTATGGCAACATTTAACAATCTAGTGGCTCAAATAAAAACACTTGTACAGACAAGTACTAACGTAGATTCAAACTACGTCTACGATTACGCAGCCACAAATATTTCAGGCTACCCAGCAGTACGTATCTACCCTGCTGAGGTTAATGGTTCATTTTCTGATGTAGCACGTAATCGCCGGAGCTACTACATCGTCATACAAGTTTTACAAGAGAGACAAGAGCAGAATCAAGCAGAGTCTGAGAGAATTATGCGAGTACTTGTTGATGAAATAATTAGCATATTTGATGACAGAAATAATATAACTCTTAACAATGCCTGTAAGTTTGCTAGACCGATACCGATGAAATGGAGCTTTGAGGGTGAAGAACAACCCGATGTAAGAGTAGCGAATATTCTGATTGAATGTATAGATATTGTCTGAGTAAAAATTAAACAGCTATAATTAAGATAGAGGAGAAAAATATATGTCATTAAGTATTGGAAGAAAAGGATGGATCGAAGTTGGTTCAGAAGCAACCTATGGTGTACCTGTCGCCACAGTTGCAGCGATCCCATTCAATAACAACACAATCAAACCTATGGCCGAGCCGCTTAAAGATACGTCTGCTCGCGGTGTGCGCGATAGTCAGTTTGCTTCACAGGTAGGTAAGAAATGGGCTGAGGGTGATATTGAATTCAATCTTGATGCCAATGTAACAGGGTATTTCTTAAAGGCTGCTATGGGTACGCTTAACAGCTCTGTAGTATCTGGTTCTGTTAAAGACCACACCTTTACTCGTAACAACTCAAATACTCCGCAGTCTATGACGATCATCTCTGATCGTACAACTGACCGCTTCTTTGTTCGCGGGGCAGCAGTGAAGAGCTTAGAGATCAGCGTTGCTGATGATCTAGCTACTGCTAAAGCAAGCATTCTAGGTAAGTTCCAAGGTACAACTACATCTGGTACTGGTGTGACTGCATCAGGTAACTTATTCAGCTTTGCAGACTATAACCTACGTCTTGGCACAAGTGTAGCAGCTGCCAATGCAAGCTCTGGTATTAACCCATCTGATGTTAAGATCACAATCGAGAATAACTCAGAGGCTACCTTTAGAGCCGGTCAATCTGAAGCTGCAACTGTTGACCACAAAAACTTTGAAGTTTCTGGTGAATTCACAGTATTCTTTGAAAATACTACTGACCGTGATCAGTACTATAACAACGCCAAAAAAGCTATGGAGATTAAGTTCACTGGTGACGGTGTAGGCTCTGGATTGGTAGAAGCTTTGACTTTCAACATCTATCAAATGAGACTCGAAACTTTTGAGCTTGAAACTGGCCTTGATAGCTTCTATGCAGAAAAGGCAAAGTGGCAAGGCGAGTATGATAACGTCAATGCTAAAACGCTTGATGTAGTCATGCGAAATGCAATATCAACATTCTAAATATTAACCGGGGGTAATATGTCATATTTCGATAACGAACGTAAAACAAAAAAGATTCTTCTACCATCTAATAATGATTATTGGGTAGAGGTATATACCGATCTAGAGTACGGTGATGTAGTCAAGTCTGGGGCTGTCAATAAAGACGGCTCGCAAGACTTGGTTGCTAGTGGTTCTCGTGTAATGGTGCAGATGATTAGAGCGTGGAACTTAGACGATGCTGATGGCAATGTAGTTGAGATAAATGCTGAGAGTGTATTCAAGCTGTCTCAAAGAGATGCGCAGTCTATCTTAGACGTACTTAATAATGTCGAAGTCGATACTCCGGCTCAAAAAAAAATTACTACCGAAGAATCTACACAGCTCTAAGTACTAGAAAAAGCACTGATAATACACCGATCGAATTGTTTGAATACAATATGTGTGTTAAATTCGGCTGGACTATCCAAGAGCTTTACAGCCAACCGCTGAGCAAGCTAGAGCGTTTTGCGACTATAATGAAGATAGAGGGCGATATTCAACAGCTCGAGAGTAATAATCAACATAAAGGCACAAAAGTAGGATAATGGATACTAGAGAATTACAAGTAGTCATAAAGGGTGATGCATCGGACTTCAAAAAAGCGATGGGTGATGTCGAGCAGAAGTCTGGCGGACTGAAGAATGCCCTAGACAATGCTACTACCGGCTCTGTTGCTTTACTTGGCGGCCTAGTAGCGGTTGGCGTTGGCTTAGCTGCAACTGTTCATAGTTTTACAGAATCAGAGAATGTTGCTGCCCAGCTTGATGCGGTACTTAGATCTACTGGTGGAGCTGCTGGAGTCACACGAGACTCAGCAATTGAACTATCAAAAGCATTACAAAAGCAAACTACCTATTCAGATGAGGCGGTTCTTAGTGCTGAAAACTTATTGCTCACATTCACTGCAATCGGTAAAGACATCATGCCTCAAGCTACCGAGACGGTACTCGATATGTCTACAGCTCTCGGGCAAGATACTAAAAGCTCAGCTGTACAGCTTGGTAAAGCGTTACAAGATCCAATACTAGGTATTACTGCATTGCGCCGGGTAGGTGTTAACTTCAGTGAAGACCAAAAGACCGTTATTGAGAATCTTGTTAAGACCGGTAACAAAGCAGAAGCTCAAAGATTAATCCTAAAAGAACTCAATACTGAGTTCGGTGGTAGTGCCAGAAATGCAGCTCAGACATTTGCTGGCTCAATGGCACAGCTTGGTAATGTACTTGATGATGTAATGGAGGTCATAGGTTCAGTAGTAGTTGATGCACTAGACCCACTCATCGGAGCTATACAGACATGGATATATGAAGCTGGCGGGGCTGAAGCAATTGGCCAAAAGCTAGTAGCCGGGTTTGAGGCACTAAAACCATACTTCCCTATTATTGCCGGGGCAATTATTGGTGGTCTAATACCAGCGTTTGTTGCTTTGGGTGCAGCAATATGGGGCGCACTTGCACCGCTATTACCATTCATTGCTGCCGGCGCAGCAATAGGTTTAGTTGTAAAACTTATCGTAGATAAGCTTGGTGGTTGGGATGCGACTATGCAGAAGATGCAACCAGTGATAGATTGGTTCAAGAACGCATGGGAGCAGATCGTTAATATCTGGAATCAGTACTTGCTACCAGCGCTTAAGATGCTTTGGAACGAGTTTGAGACTAAGCTTTTACCAGCACTACAGAAACTATGGGCAGAACATGGCCCGGAAATAATTAAGGTACTAGAGTTCCTCGCAATATTCATGGGTGTAAACATGCTAGTTGGTATCGGTATACTTATCGGCGCACTCTACGTATTAATCAACGTACTATCAGCTGTAGTCAATGCTGTTACTTGGGTAGGTAGTGAGATAAAACGTCAGTGGCAGATGATGTCTGATGCTTGGACTGGAACTGTAGCGGGCATACAACTCAGCATTAATATGTTTGTAGCATTCTTTAATGCCCTACCACAGAACATCGGGTTCGCAATCGGCGCTACTGTTCGCTGGTTCTTGATGCTACCATTTGTTGTCGCTGGCATGGTCAATGACGTGAATGCGTGGCTTAATACTCTACCTGGCAGGGCATATAATGCTCTCGCAAGTATGGTGAATGCTATATCATCATGGTTTAATACGTTGCCCGGGCGCGCTCAGTCTACTGGTCAATCGCTTGTAAATGGCTTTATTATGTCTCTTAATATGCTACCTGGCTTAGTAGGGGGTATATTCAACAACGTGGTCAATACAGTATCGAGCTGGGCTGGGGCTATGTTTGACCGTGCTAAGAACATCGCTGGGCGCTTCTGGGAGGGTTTCAAGCAGGGTTTGGGTATCCACTCACCTAGTTACATTGAAAAGGCTTTTATGGCTATCGGCTTGCAGTCTACGCAGACCCTCGCTCAAATGGATACTGACATGAATAAGCTTAACAATATAAGCTTCGGTAACTTCAACACTCTGCTTGGCCCGGGTAATACTGGTGGGAGTAGTTCTACTACTAACAATAACAGCGCACAGAACAACCGTATTGAAGTGAATATTATGGGTAACGCAAGCGGTCAAGAGGTACAAGATGGCTTACTTGGCGGCCTACGCCTTGCACAGAGGGGTATCTAATGGAACAACGACCACTATGGTTTAACGAGTTTGATATGCAAACTACCGGCACTGATGAGGGGATCATCACCGAGTATATTGATGATGAAAGTAGCCCCAAGATTCGACCTGACATTGCTGAGTTCCCTAATCTGAATGGTGGCAAATGGTTGAGTAGTTACTACGGCACTAAACCTATTAAGGCTGGTGGTACGATCCGGTCTGTAACCGCTTCTGGCCTTGAGGGTAAAATTGACGAGTTCAAATTAAAGTTGTACCCATCAGCTATAGGTAGATTACGCACAGTCAAAGCTGGTAACTTCCGCGACTATGATGTTATAGTGAAATCGATAGGTATTAAGCGCGAGGCATATCAAACCTCTATGACCCCATGGGAGGCTGAGTTTGAAGTGGTACGCGCCTTTGGCTATCGCCCTGACGTGTACTATCGCACGTCTTATTCTGGTATCACCGCATCACAATTTGATGTGAATATACTTAGTTCTGGAAACGCACCATATGACCCTATTATTCGGCTCAAGGTAAACTCAGCCACTCAGCTTGGTAATGTCACCATGCGTAATCTCGCCACTGGCGATGTTATGACGTTTGCGCGACAATTCTCAGCGGGTGAACAGCTTGAGATTAACCTTGAGACCGGTGCGATGATTAATATAAATGGTTCTGGTGTCACCTATTCTGGTATACAGATGAGCTTCATAGCAGTGTCAGGCACAAACCCGCTTCGCGTTACTCTGGCCTCGGGTACACAGAACTATGATGTATCAGTAGCATATAAACCTAAGTATTTATAACCCATGAAACGCTACGAATATAAAATATACAACAAGGGTGGTAGCTACATCACCACATGGAAGGATGTTATATCACTGCCGGACTTTGAGCAGAACATCAACGGTGGTCTTGGTGGCCTTACTGTTACACTGAAGCGCCCATTCTCTAGTTTTGGTGAAGGTCAGGATGTTTGGTTTGAGAATATGCTTAAGCTCGAAGTGTATGACAAAGAGAATCCAGACGGCAAACTTATCTATACTGGTAGGCTTAATGAGTACAAGCCTTACTTTGGCGATGATGAGCGAGTTGATGTATCGTTTGTTGGGTATGTGACTGAGCTTGATGACCGTTACTTGCGCGATGAGTCCAGCACTGATGCTATTGATGGCTACTACTTGTTACCATCTGGGGTGTTACAAAAGTACAGATTAAGACAACAGTTCAATCCTGACCCTGACAGTGGATTCACCGCAATGGCACATGAGTTTGTGGCTACACATAATACTATCACTGCTATTGGCATTCAGGTTGAAAGAGCAAACGTTGCTATGACTGAGCGCTTTGTAGCGGTTGGTATCATGGATGGAGATACATCAACTGGCTACACTCAGCTTGGCGAGTTGGTATCCTACACTCGACCGGGCAGAATACTCGCTTCTGGGGTACTCGATACAAACCTTATACCATCTGGTATTGCTACGGCAATCCAAGAGTTCACTACCGTTATGCTACCAAGGAAGGTATACGTCGAGCCTGGCAAGAAATACTACGCATTCATTGCTGGTGGTAATGTCAGCTTGCCGATGTACAGCTCGAGTGAGGCCGGTTGGGATTCATCAAAGACCAGCTGGGGCTGGAACTACGGAGCAGAGATTGCAATTGATTCAGGAAGCTATACCAACACAAATGCCAGCTCCTACCTTGAGGGTATGGGTAACATACGATTTTTCTCTAATACCTCACCGCGCTATAACTCTGAAGACCCGACCGACATCATGGAGGATATAATAAAAAATAAGTACTCGGGTACTATCACCTGGGATGAGTCAAACCAGCTTACCGGCTACACAGTGAGCTACCAGTTTAATAAAACGCGTACTCTGGATGCTATAAAGAAATGCCATGAGCTTACCGATCCAAACTGGTACTGGTTTATTGGTGCGGATAACAAGCTGACACTTAGAGAGCGTGACTATAATGTCATTGCTCATACTCTCAGGCTTGGGTACGAGATCAAGAGTGCATCACCTACTAAGACCGTCAACGAGTTAAAGACTAGGACTCTATTCTCTGGCGGTGTAGCTTCTGGTCAGTCTGAGCTTTATGATGAAGAGGACTGGTGGTGGCAGAATGATCAGTACAGCCTACGTGAGCATCTTATTCAAGATGGGCGCGTGACTCAGCGAGATACTGCAAAACAACTTGAGCGTACCTACCTGGATGCACACTACAGACCAGTCACCTACATGACCATTGATGTTTTAGATTCTAATAGTGATTCAAAAGATGGCTACGACATAGAGAGCTTCTCTGTAGGGCAGTTTGTACGTATCATCGATCCTAACGCTGACAACTACAATACTCAGGATGGTATTCTTGAGCAAGGTTTTATTCTTGATGAGACTCCATTGGATATATCTGAGACTCACATCTTGAGTGAACCACTGCAAATATTAAAAATTCAGTATAAAGGACAGTCGGCTACGCTCTCACTTGGTACAATATTAGTAGATACACCTCGACGTATTGAGGATATATACCGAGGCCAGCAGTCAGAAAATACTAAAAACACACCTTTGAGTTAAACTATGGATGATCAAACAGTATTCAATATGACATTCGGATCAGATAATCAGCCGGGCAAGCTGACTATTCTTAATGGTTCGATTGATATTCAATACCCAGATGGTACATACTTTATGAAAAATGGTGTTCTCCAGGGGCTTCATGGTACAAAGGTGTATTATGTTGCCACTAGCTCAGGTGGATCACCAACCAAGCAGTTAGTATTTGTTAATGGCTTATTAGTTAACGAGGTATAAAATGCCAATTGTAAAACGATATACATTTCAACCAAGAGTAAGTGCCGGACTAGCTTCACAGTTCAACACAAACTTTGACGATATAATTGATGCATTCAACAACCACAGACATAGTGGCGTTGGTACGGATGCACCAAATATTACTATATCTGGTGTACAGAATAGTACTTTGGTCGGTTTAAAGAATCCCTATATGTTTTATGCGTACCGTTCTTCCGCGTGGACTACAGGTAGCTATGTATATAGCAAAGTAGCATTTAATGCTGAAGTGTATGATGTTGGCAATTGTTTTGATAGCACTACTAATAACCGCTTTACCGCTCCGGTTGCTGGTTACTATAACTTTAGCACCGCTATAGCATTCGATACTACTGCCGGTACTGCTTATGTAGTATCTCTATACAAAAATGGCGCAGAAATTATAAGACTTTTTCAAAGTGAGGCGGACAATGTCAACGCTTTCACTATGACTCTTGGTGGCAGTGCAACACTACTATTAGCGCAATCAGACTATGTTGAAGTATACGTATATGCATCTGGTCAGACAGGGTTCACTGGAGCAACTCTTACATGGTTTCAGGGTTATTTACTGAGTGGAGTATAGCATAGCCATGGAAACACCAGCAGAACTAGCAAAATATGGATCAACAGGTATAGCAATTCTTGCTGTAGCTTGCATGGCCTACATGGTCAAGATGTTCTTAGAACAGATGAATAAAACTGCAAAGATGCGCGACAACCAAGACAAACAGTTTATTAGAGCGATTGAAAATAACACCAGGTGTTTAGCAAAGTTAGAAAACGCAGTGGCAAAGAACACTGTAGTTATTGAAGAGACAGTGGCATATTTGAAACATAGGAACGGATCGTTTGAGAAGCTTATCAAAGAACAGCCGTATATACATCAACTCGTTAAAGAACATTTTGACGGTAACGTAGAAGAAGATAATAAGTAAGGAGTTAACAATGAAAAACTATATTGGTGAAATGATCAGTCTGCAAGGTGATAGCTACCTAAACCCAGCATGGCCTGGTCATACCAGAAACGTTAACCAAATAACGAGTATTTCAGTCCACCACAATGCAATACAAAGGCCACATGATTACGATAGTGTAGCAATGTATCGCAATGAAGCTGCAAGCCACTACCAAAATCTCGGTCTAGGACTCCAGTATCACTTCACGATCGACAACGTCGGACAAGTATATGCTATTCGACCACTCACAACATGGCTACATGTAGTTGGTAGCGCCGAAAATGTTACATGCTTGGCAATCTGCCTAGATGGTAACTTCGAGAATCAACAACCAACCAGAGAACAATTTGAAGCCCTATATCAACTACTAGAGAATCTATGTGAGCAGCATCCAGAGTTCCCTGCCACATGGCCTGATGTACGACCCCATGCTTATTATTCAGCTACCGCTTGTTGTGGTGCAAACCTGCGAGGTCTAATCTATCCAATCAAAGACAAGGCTTCAGCTCAGGCTATGCTACTCAACAAGGGTACATACGACTGGCCACAATACCAGAACGTGCCTACCCTGCCACCACCAGCTCCAGTAATCCCAACCCCGACTCCACCAAGCGTAGTTATTAGCTATCGAGTAATCAAAGACGGCAAACAAATTGGTGCTTATACACAAGAGAAGAACGCCTGGAATAAATACAAAGCCGAGGGCGGTAAGATCATTGACCAAAATAATAACGATGTCACCGCTCAACTCGTGGCTAAGTACGACCCACCAGCACCGCCTGAACCAGTACCGCCAGTAGTAGATCAGACACATGACTACGGTCAAGAGACCAACTCACTTGTAAAACAAATATTAGATATTATTAAAAAAATAGCTGTCTGGCTTCATGTGCCAGGAGTAAAGGAGTAAATTATGTTAAATAACGACTCAGCGCGCGGCCGGGGTGTTCGTACCGGTATCCAAGCTGCACTTGCAGCACTTGCTACATTTGTATTAGGTTTATTACTAACCGTCTGGAAAGTTCCGGGCGTTGACACAGCTGTGATCAGCTATGTGCAAGCTCACCTTATTGAAGTGCTACTTGCTATTGGTGTGCCAGCCGGTGTGACTAGTTACATATGGAACTTGATCCGCAAAGACGTACCAAATAAATAATCACCTGGGAGGGTAGAATGAGTAAAGAAACGAGAGAGATAATCGAGACCGAAGTATTAGATGAACCTGATTTTCTAGCAAATGTATGCCCGATTGATCCGGCTGCTCTTGCGGAGTGTCAAGTTTGTCAGTAGAATAAAAAATGCAAGGGGGTTGCAGAAAAGGAGCATGTTGGCGCATCGCTCCTTTTTGTTTTAGGACTATAATAAAAGTAGTAGTACCTTACAAAGGGGGCAGTATGGCAACTGTTCAGAAGTCTATAGTGGTTCAGAAGAAGCGACGTGCTTCTCGCAAGAAGCGCCGCGTTCCTAGCAAGGGCAGACGATGAGAACAAGGCGACGAGTGGAGTGTCCGCTATGCAAAAAGACCGCAGATATAGCATCAATATCCCACTTCTTGTACTGTCACTTCTGCACGGCCAGTGGCTCGTGGTGGTACACAAATGGTCTGCTCTGGTCAAACACGATGGAGGAGGTGACACAAGTTGAACGATGCAGAACGCAAGCTGTTGGAGCTTGAGATACATGGGTTGGATGTTGAACTTGATGTTCGCCGACACCAGCATTACGTCGAGGTTAGTGAAATTGAACGATTGGAGGCTGCACGTGCTCAATTGGTTGCTCGACTGGATGGTCAGCAAAATCTCTTTGGAGATTGATTGGAGGTTGCCACTTACCAGTCCACGCCATGTCAGATGTCCACACAAGGTAGAGCCGAGTAACGCTCTATGGAGGTGATCCGAAAAGCACACGTTACTCAAACCCCTAGTTTCGGCTAGGGGTTTTCACTTATACAAAAGTATATTTTCATGGTCTGGGTTAACCCGGATCATAGATTTATATACAAAAAACCACCTATATTTCAAGATGGTTTAGTGTTCAGGAGGGTGAACAAATACTATAACAGACCTAGCTTGCGTGCGCAAGCCGGCCATGGCGCAAACCCTCGGCGCGCTCGGATCTGTTCAGCTTTTGCTATCTGTTGCTCTCTAGTAGCAAGGTCAGCTCGGCCACCAAACGTGCCTATGTCAAACTGTAGTCCACCGTAGTAACCATTGCCGGTGTTGGCATTCCATCTACCACCGCTCTCACATTGTGCTAAACGATCCCATACTGATCCATCTGAGGGGAGTAAAACTGGCTTTTCTGCCACAGGCTGGGCTTTGGCTTGCTCAGCAATTTGCGCTTGTCTAACGGCTTCTACGCGCGCCTTTTCAATTTCGGCATCTCTAGCAGCTTTAATTGCTTGTGATTTTTTGAGTGGTACAAGAATATCTGTATCAAACGTGCCTATAGTTGGCTTTATCTGTACAGGATTCTGTCCTTTCGTACTAAATACTAATTGATACTTAGTATCTACCTTAGTTGATATTGCTTCTGCCTTTGGTGTTGTTGAGGTACTTGTTACTGATAGAAGTAACACAGGTATTACTAGTAATATACTTTGTAAAATTGTTGCAGCTCCTTTACTTATTAAACTAGGGCTTATTATACATAAGTGTTTTGTGAATGCAAGGCGTAACGCTTGCGCTAATAATTAAAAGGGTTTAAACTAAGCACTAACACACCCTAAACTTCAAATCAAGACTGTGTGTATAAATAAAATGTCTTGAGCCTACGGTGCCGCTCATGTGAGGGTGACGACGATAGGCGAGCTACAATAAGAAAAACACCGGGCTTAAGACCGATGCTTTTCTCAAAATATTAAATTTTGTTGCCCTAAACTTCAGGGTCTAGTTTAGCTTATGCCTAAGTACTTTGTCAAATTAAATCGCTCTTTATTTTCCTACTACCTTGGTTACCACTATGCTTGGGATCTAACGATAGGCTAATAACAGAAAGGCTACAATGAAGAATTGGACAACTACAGAAAATCATCACGCACATATGGCGATGAGAAAAAAACAAAACTTAAGCAAGCCATCAAACGCAGAAGACTGGATGTACGCTTTACTAAAAACGACAGATTATAAATGGTCACGGCAAGCACGCTGGGGTTGGAGACTATTTGATTTTTGGAATCATACGCTTGGCATCGCTATTGAGGTTGATGGACAAGAGCATAATTTTGAAAATGATTTATTGAGGGACAGTATAGAGTGGGATCGTAGCAGGATTATCGTGCTGCGAGTGCCTAATTTCAACGATGCAGTCGCTTCTGATGTTCTGGACTATATCAGTTCATCTAAAAGCTGGAATGAGAGAAGACTTGAGGCAGGTATGGATACTATTAAAACATGAGTATTATGATTCCAACCGAAGCCGAAGAGCAGGCAGTTGTATTGCAGTATTGTGATCTCAAAGGGTACAAGTATTTTCATGTGCCTAATAGCACTTATACTAAAAGCTACAAACAAAAGGCATTTAACTGGGCGCAGGGCGTTCGTAGGGGTGTGCCGGATCTATTTATCATTGTAGGCAAGAAGATGATTGCTATTGAAATGAAGCGCACACGTGGATCAGTCACAAGCCCAGAGCAGAAGCAATGGGTTGATAATCTAAATAGTGCAAACGTTCCGGCTCGGATCTGTAACGGTGCAAAAGAAGCAATAGCGTTCGTAGAGTCCCACATACAATAAAAGTCGCCAATGGCGGAGCTGCACGATCTACCACTGGCGACAGTCTCTCTATTGTAACAGAGTAATTATTTTCTTACAAAAAAGTGTTCGTAAAACGCTTGACATACGTTCGGCATACGCGCTACAATGGTAGTATCATATTAATTAAAGGAGCTGCAAATGAATCCAAAAACATATAGAAAGCTTGAGGGGGTGGTTGGCAAAGAATCTTACCTTGCTGCACTAGCCCGCAAGTCTCTTGTCGAGAAAGGTTACACAGACCTTATGAATGACGAGGTGACTGAGAAAGCCTTAGAAGTTCACGAAGCGCAAATGGAAGCAATGCTTTCATACATGACAAAGTAATATTAAATAAAATACCGGGGGGTATATGGCAAAAAATAACACAGAGATCGTCGCTACACCAGAAGAGGTTGTAACCGTGCCAACGCCACGAGCAAACAGCCTCACACCGGCTGAGCTAAGCGCTCAGCTGAACAGTGACAAAAAGATGCGAACCATCTTAAAAAAGTTCATCAAAGACTCAATGACACCCGGGCTTGATTATGGTCACATAAGTATCAAAGGTGCAAAAACTAAAGATACGCTACTCAAGCCGGGAGCAGAAAAATTTTGTGGGCTATTCAAAATACGCCCTACGTTTAGAAAAGATACAGACACATGGGAGATGCTTGGCAACAAGCCAGGAGTCATCGCTTATATCTGTGAGCTAGTAGATGCTCAAGGTCAGATTATTGGCGAGGGGCGTGGCACATCATCTGTCAAAGCTGATGGTGGTGACTACGATGTGAATAAGGTTGTAAAGATTGCTGAGAAGCGCGCGCAGATTGATGCGGTACTACGCACTGGCGCACTATCTGACTTCTTTACCCAAGACATTGAAGACATGCCAGATGGTGAGAAAAAAGCTTTTGCACCGAAAGGTGGTGTTGAGTATAAGGCTACGCCAAAGCAGAAGAATTTTATTATGATTCTACTTACAAAAAAGCTTAATGTAGATAAGGAAGATGTAGTTCAGGAAATTAAGAGTCGAGGTATAGAAGACCCGGCAGAGATGACTGGTACACAGGCTTCAGATTTAATTGAGAAACTTAATGCTGAAATTGCCGAGCTTGATAAGAAAAAGAAAGCAGATAAGGCAAAGGCAGATGCCGAAGCTCAAGAAGTGCTTGATGAGGCAGAAGTAGTAGAACCAGAAAAACCAACTGTTGACACTCAGTACATCGCTGATGTTGATGCAAAATTCAATGAGCTTGGTATATCAGCTCAAGATAAGATGCATATTTATAAGGATGTAACCGGTAATCCATACTCACCAAAAGAAGATAACCAATGGATAGCAGTCAGCGAACATCTTGACGAGTTAGCCGCTAAGAAAGGCAAAGAATAATGAAGCATACTGAAATC